TTGACGATCTTCTGAGCCGATACGTTGGCTTCATTCGAGTCAGGCGAGTTCCAGTCGAATGCATTCCCGGCAGAGTTGTTCTTGATGAGGCCATTGTCCCCGTACACGAAGATGTATGGATGGAGGACTACCACCCCGCCACTTACCATGATGGTGTCGCCAGTTGGAGTCGTACCCTGAGTATCGGTGAGCGGATACATGGGAGGATTCACGAGGGTAGGTGAGATCACGCCAGCAGGATCGAAGGCCAGCACAGCAGTCTCGGTCGTGTTGTCTATCGAGACGAGGTTCTGTCCGGGATGCGCCACGATCAGGTTCATGCCATCACCAGTAGCGTCGAAGTACCCATCCATCTGCCAGAGGGTACGCTCATCTGCCACGAATGCAGCCGCTACTACGTCAATGGAGATTAATGGACTCGTCCCTATTCCACCAATACTCGATACAGGTATTGTCATCAAGAGGTCAGGTATACCCAGTGTCTGCTGGTAACCATTGCCTGAGTTGGTGAGCGTGATGTTGGTGACCACTCCACCTGAGACAGTGACAGTGAAGGTAGCCCCGAAGCCAGTGTTGCCAGTAGCCGAGACACCGGGGTAGACACCATCAGTGAGCCCTGAGCCGGGATCGGTAACGGTCAGAGTAAGCACAGGCCCCGCAGCGAGGTCATAGGTAGTGAGTCCCGATCCTATCCCATCAGCGTCCACTGATACCTTCTCCATGCCTTCCGGGAAGCCATTGAAGATGCGATTGATGCCATCTGCCGAGTCGACATGGATGCCACGTGAAGGCCCGTGCATCTCGTCGGTGATCTCCCGATAGCCACTGATCTTCCGAGGCTTGCCACGTTGGAACCGTACCCACTCACCATCGTTATAGGTGAGCTTGTCGAGCACAGTCCCATCGCGTTGGATGCCCGGTTTGGTATCGAGTGAGAGGAGAGCTTTAGGCATCTGTTATGGCCCCATGTCTCGCCATATACCGCCATCGCTTACCAGTCTGCACGAAGCAGCTTGTGAACCAAGTATCAGATTAGTCGCGCCACCATTAGACCTATTGGCAATATTGCTGGCAGATGACTGTAAGACACCAACTGATTGATAAAGAAGGAACATGATCTCTCGTCCCGGAAAGGCAGCAGCACTTGGCATGGTAACGGTCGTGTTTATACCACCGGGTTTATTGACGATGATCCAGTTCTCAGTTGGGCCAACAGTAAAGTCAGCAGTCTTGATGACAGGCACACCCCTATTGAGATAGCCAACAGTAGCTGCACCACCAACAGTCAGAGTGCCAGACACACTCAGGTTGGTGAAGGCCAGTGAGCCAGCAGAGAGTGCGCCTACGACAGTCAGATTGTTCGGTATCGTGACAAGTCCTGCATTATCGATAGTCAGTACGTCAACACCACCCATTCCGATAGTGCCGCATATCTTGAATTTCGCACCATCCGTCCTATCTATTCCAACACTGTAGCCTTTTACTCCCGGTATGAAGTAGACAGTGTAAGGATCACCACCACCAGCACCACCAGTTTGAATAACCTGTCTCGCATTACTAGCAGGATTGGTGTTGTCCGTATTCTGGATAACTAAAGCTAATTCAACTCCAACATAGTTAGCTATTATGCTTGCACTATTGCTGAATGTAGCATTGCCAGTGACATTTAAGTTGCTGTTTACATTGAAAGTACCAAGCACTGTGACAGTACCAGCATTAGCACCACCAGCAGCAGCAATGTTTAGTCGCTCAAGACCGTTCGTGAAGAATCTCATTGGCTGTACACTACCTGTCCCTAATGCCGACGAGATTATGTCAAAGCCACCTGCATTGATAACCATCTGCCCACGAGAACTATTTTGTGGATCGGTGCTAGTGTAAACACCAAAAGATGCTGCGGCTCCAGTACCATTTGGCATGGCTTCGACATTGGTTATCCCATTGACAGTGCTTGTCTGGAACATCAATCTATTAGTTAAATTAGGTGTTGTAGTTGTGAAGTCACCCTGTATCCTTCTGCTTACTCCTGAGAATACTAGGTTGCCAAATAGAGTAGTCTCACCAGCTACACCGATGTTCACTCGCTCGACATTGCTGGTCAATATTGATATCGGCAGGAATAGACCAGTACCTTGTCTGGTTGAATTAAGGACGGACTGAGTAGCTGAAATACTGTGCAGGAACCTTGATCCATTATCAGGATCAGGGTTGTTGTTAGCATTGAAGTTCGAGCCAGTACCAGTGCCATTTGGTATCGCCTCAATGCTTGTTATGGAATTTAGAACAGATGTCTGGAACATTGTCCTGAGAGCCAGTGGGAGTGCTGAGAAGTCCCCAATGATCCTCCTGCCAGCCCCTGAGAACACCAGATTACCAAAGTGAGTGACTTCACCAGCCACACCGATATTCATTCTCTCGATATCGCTGGTCAGGAATGAGATAGGAAGGTATGGAGCAGCACCTTGTCTGGTTGAGTTTAATGAGGCAGAAGTTGGTGTTATCTGATGCAGGAAACGTGAACCAAGCAGTGGATCAGAGTTATTATTGGCTATAAAGGCGGATATATTACCAGTGCCATTTGGTATCGCCTCTATAGCTGTTTGACCATTCACCACCGAAGTCTGGAACATCGTCCTGAGATTGATAGGAGATGTAGTGAAGTCAGCCTGTATCCTCCTGCTTGCTCCAATCCAGTTCAGGTTGCCTATGAGTGCAATAGTGCCATCTGCACCTATGATGAGTCTTTCAGTATCACTTGTCTGGAATGATAGAGGCAGGAATGCTCCAGTTCCTCGTCTACCAGATCGCACTACGGCAGTATTAATGTCTATGACGAGTTGAGCTATCGAACCATTGTCTGGATCACTGTTGTTGTTGACAGTGAAGTTCGAGCTAGTACCCGTTCCATTAGGGATCACTTCCACCCCAGATGCTGCATTCGCTATGGAGTTCTGGAATAGCAGACGATTGGCTACTACGGCATCGGAGAGGTTACCCGTGATCCTTCTCCCGATCCCCAAGAAGGCCAGACTACCAATGATCCTGAGTATGGAAGCACCCCACTCTCCTACCTGAGTGCCGAGGATAGTGAAGCCATATCTCCCCGGCCCCGGACGATAGACTCCAGTCGTAGGCTCGGTAGCGAAGTACATGGCAGGTGCAGCAGCAGAGCCATCAGGCAGTGCGAAGTTCACCGGGCCAGCAGAGATACTGTTAGCGTTGACGATATTGATCGAGTCATTGATCACTGTCGCCTGTTCCCCAGCCGGGATGATCGCATCAGCACCACCAGTATTGGTCGTGAGCCGGATCGTGAACCCATCAGGAGAGGTCGTAGCGTTCTGGACGAAGTAGACCTGAATGGTAGGAGGCAGCACTATCACCACGTTGCTGGTCAGGTTGCCGGAGCTCACGAACTTCATCATCGTGTTGGATGCTTCGGATGGAGTCAGTGTGTATGTTCCACCTGATACCTGCTTGACCAGTTGCGAGAAGTTGAACTGGGTATTCTTGCCGAGTCCTACCGTGTAGAAGTTGGTTCCATCACACCCGATGAAGCATGAGTCAGTGGGCTGGAGACTGATCGATACAGCACCGTTGATAGTCCCCGAGGTAGTAGTGATGGTCAGCAGTCCAGTACCGTTATTCCTGATGTTCACGAACCAGTCAGGCCCATACAGGCCACCAGTCAGCAGCGTGAATACCCCTGCTCCGCCTACCCAGATGATGAGATTGGCCCTGTCAGTTGGCTGTATGACATAGTTCGAGTTGATCAGGACGATAGGAAGTGACTGATTGAGCTTCGAGTCGAGTGCTACCAGTCCATTCCCAGCCAGCGCAGCAGCATCAACAGCAGAAGTACCAGCACCAAAAGTAAAGGTGTGCCAGAGACCTTGTTCATCGTCGTTCTCCGAGATGTAGATGTACCTTGCCTGACCGGGATTGATGGTCACAATGTCATTAATCCCATCGAAGTCCTGTACCGTGAAGGCTTCAGCACCCACATTCCGCATCAGAATGTCCTCACCTACCGAGGCTTGGTTGGCTGGAGGCAGTCTGAGGTTGAATAGAGCTGATCCGGAGGTGACTTCAGTGATCCGAGCGATCATCGTCAGGTCAGGATCGCCATTGATAGGCCACTGAGTCTGGAGATTTTCCGTGGTAAGGTCGATAGTGGTCAGCGAAACGTCTGTTGGCTGGATCACATTCCCTGTGAATGGTGAGGTATAGCTGGTCATGTCTTATGTACCCTTAACATATGCGCTTCTATCGACTATTCGCTCAGTTTCCTCGGTCTTCAGGCTGTTCAGGAAGCCTTCGAACTCACTCTTCCATAGCACTACACGCTCATCGTTCTTCAGATAGGGTGCAGATTGCAGTAATGAGCCATACAGGAGGGCCTGAGGAGCCTTCTGAGTGAACCAGTTGCTCTGATTGTCGCTGGATAGAGGTGGAATCCCGTAGAAAGTGACCTCGAACTCGTATGGAGCGTCCGGAGTGGGTGCTACGAGCCAATGATCGTAGTCATAATCGGCATAATACTTAGGGACACGTCCCTCATCGGCATCTGGAGCGTAAGTCCTTAATACTTCGTACTTTCTTAGGAATACTGGCTGCTTCTTGTCGTTCACAGTGATATTCATCGAGACAGTCTTGCGCCATCCTGCTGGTTTCACGAGGATTGGGTCAGCTAGAGTGAGATTTCCGGTCGCTACGACCAGATTGCCGAGGAACTTGAGGTTAGCCGCTATGATCAGCTCGGCAAGGCTGATGAATCGTGGTATCTGGGAGAGAGTATCAGCGTCAGTGCGCTCCAGATAGTGTTCTATGTCCAGTACCAGACTGTTGTACGTCATTACTACTGCTGTGGTCATGGTGAATCCCCTATCTGGCGTGTGTCTGGTGTCCTAGCCTTGCCCTTGTTATTCTATCAAGAATGTCCTGCAATCCCATGTTATCAATGCCATCTCCGCGTAATCTGGCTACCATATCGCGCTTTCTGGGAGATATCATGTCAAGCAGCTTGTCCCGATTGACCAGCCTGTAGTGCAGCACCAGCCTGTGCAGCGAGTCAGGGAGCATGCATTCCTCGAGTATCCCCTTCGATCTCAGCGTCCCGAGTAGCTGGTTCACCTCGCCATAGGTACGGCAGAACTTCTTGCATACGTCCCTGAAGTTGCGTGAGTTGAACACCTCGCCACTGTCATATACGTCCAGTATCTTCTCGTTGATCGACTCAGAGAACGACTTCTTGTCCTGTGCCATGATAATCTCCATTAAGGACTCGTCCCTTTTTATCCAGACCGTATGATCCGCCAGAATAACCCAGTGCTTATCAGGTCAGCCCATCTGCCTACAGGATTAGCAAGGATGGCATTGGTTGGCCCAGAGCCGTTCTGCTGGATGATATTGTCTTCAGATGAATTGAGTGCCTGTGGTGCTCCATTGATGAATGTCACCTGTCGGCCTACATGAAGAGCAGGATCAAGCATCGTAACAATGCATGTTCCGGGCTTGTCATTGATCACAATCCTGTCGCTTTCAGACATGACAAAGTCATCGAACTTCAGCACTGGTACTTCACCTACCGTGCTTGGTAACACTGGCACTACATCTAAGCTGACGATTCTGCCCTTCTCATCCACATTGATTCTAGGGATCATGTCACCCGTACCGTACTCACCCGGCGTGACACCAGTGTCAGGTAGTGGGGCCAGCGCGATCTCATCCAGTGCCACGGACTTGGTCGTCCCATCTTGAAAGACGAGGGTCAGCTCAGTCCCGGTTAGTGGCACGGTAGCGAATGGCAGGTCAATTATTCTCTTAGATGGCATCTCATAGCTCCAGTACGTCTAGGTTCCCATTGGCTTCAGGTATCGATGAGTTCTCAACGAATATCTGGAAGGCAGAGGTCTCCTCGGTGATCAGTGTCAGTGGCTCAGGCATATCAGGGTAGTTGTCAGGTCTCGCGTACCGGATGGCGATCTTGTCAGGTGATCGTGCCGGGAGTCTCCACGGATCGAATTCATCATTGCAGTTCTTGTTGCACACACGGAGTCCGGGGTTGTTCCTGTCAGCACTGAGGTCGACATATGGTCGCTTCATACCGCACCTGTCGCAGATCGCTACAGAGAGTATGGTCTTGCTTCGAGTGTCTAGGAATAGTGGCATCTATATCTTCGTGTAGCATCTAACGTTAGGTAGCCACCGGATCGGGCTACGGTCGTATTCAGCGTCCTCCGCTTCACCTCGATGTATGTTCATCTGAGTCTCGAGGTACTGTATCCTCTGCAAGTCGACACCCGGCAGCTCGAGTGACATCTTGTGGGCCAGCGAGAAGATGATCGCCTCATACCATCTCTGGGGTATCTCGATCTCACCTTGCAAGTCACCCACGTCCATGATGTACCGGGAGCAGTACACTACGATCTGAGTGAAGTAGTTGTTGGGTACAGGCCACACCTGAATGTTGGGTACGTTGATCGTGTGATCCATCCAGTATTGAACAGGCTGATTGCTCGGGTATGTCTTGTTCGGGAGATTGGTGTAGTCATCCCGGTTAAGTCGAGAGAGGGTGATCTCGGATGGATTGCTCCCCACGTAGAGCTCACGGACATTCAGGAAGCCTCCTGCTGTCTCACGTATCCGGTAGTACCTGACGCTCTTGCCGGGATCGATGTCGTACCAGAGCCACTGACCATCCACCCACATAGTCTTGGGAACAGCTTGCAGGAGGTTCCACACGATCCCATCCTCAGAGTACTCGATGACAATGGTAAAAGGGGACGATTCCCCTGCCAGTATTCCGACCGATGTGACGTAGACAGGCTCAGGTAGGCTTACCCCGAGGAACCCATCAGCTATGGCCTGTACGCACTTGGTACTCACATCACCATCCAGAGCAAGTTGACCATCACCATCGGACATGATCGCTATGCCTGTATTCCGGTTCATGCGCCGATAGAAGGCATTGAGCACGTCTATTGAGCCGAGAGGCAGATAGTAGGTGTACTTGTGCGAGATCGTGCCGATGACCGTCTTCTGGATCGCCCAGTACTGTATGCCACGGTTCCCCATGTGCGATAGCAGGAAGTAGAGCGATTCACGGGCAGACTGTATCTGTTCGACCGTCAGCTCCTCTGCGAACTTACCGCAGCGTCTGACCGCGTGTTCGATGAGCTGCATGACATCAATCACTGTCTGGCTGACTGTTCCTGAGAATGGCATGATTACCTCTTCTTGATCTTCGTAGGTAGTCCCTTGGTGGTTGGAGTGGCAGCGAGGTACTCCTTGCCCACCTTCTGAGGAATACCCTTGGCCTTCGCCAGCTTCGGATTGGTAGCCACTGCTGCCATGAGCTTCAGTTGAGCCTTACTCTTGGCTGGCATTATCTGGCCCTCGATCTAACTCTGCCACCCTTCTTCTGAGCCGGGACGGTCTGGGCAGTAGCAGCTTGTTGAGGAACCCATTGTCCACCAGCATTCTGAACCAGTTGCCCACCACTCACCCGAGCCTGATTAGGCACATACTTGTTGGGTCGATCCAAGAATCCGATAGGCCCACCACTGAAGCCACCATAGCTGCCATTGTTCTGCCCGTACCAATCGTACCCACCATAGCCACCATTAGGAGGAGGCTGACCAGTTCCCGGAGGAGTCTGAGTCGCGGGAGGAGTCGTACTGGCAGGAGGAGGCTGCGTAGTCGCTGGAGGTGGTTGAGACGCATCAGGTGTAGGACTCAACGAGGTCAGTGGAGGCATGTTCCTAGTAGCCCGACGATCATTGATCAGCTTCAGGAACCCTTCCATGCTTGGCCCGGATGGTGTCGCTGCCGAGCCAGTATCTGCCCCCTGTCCTTGATCAGCGAATGTCCACGGGTCTTTGGATGGGCCAGCACCACCAGCGTACTGACGGATATCCTTAGCCAAGTCCAAGTTGGTAGAAGCAGGGGTATTCTTCATCTGTGTTTGATAAGCAGCATCTCTGTATGGATCAGCAGATGTAGGCAATTGTCGCGCTATCAGAGCAGCTATCTCTGGATTAGTCTTAGCCATTTCCTGCGCCTGAGCCAATGATATGTATGGAGCAGTGCCACCAGCCTCCATTGCATGAGGCAATCTGATGTTAGTGTTCCCCGGCAACCTGTACCCCTGATTAGGATCGTTCAGCTTGGATTGTTGATTGGCTACGATCTTCTGCCAGTATTGCATATCACCTACAGGGTCAGACTTTGCTCCCTTAACAGGCATATTGTTAAGCCTAAAGAACTCATCCCTCCATGCCTTAGCCTTAGCTACTTCAGCAGGATCATTCTGCTTCTTGTAAGTATCGGTAGCCATCGTTGCTGTAGCCATCCTCTTGTTGAAGGCATCAGCAGATTCAGCAGGGTCTTTCTCGTACTGGTATTGACCACCCTCAGCCAGACGAGCCACCCGGCCTCCAGTAGCCAACTTCTGGACGTGACCAGTAGCAGCACTCTTACCTGACATGCTGCTCTTCATCTTGGTCATGGACTTGAAGCCAGTGTCCTCTACTCCTGACACGGGCATGGCACTAGACTTTTTTTTTACTACTCCGCCTTCCTTCTTGCAGTCAACCTTACCGCCATCCTTGAGACCTAGTCCTCTCCCTATTCTTCTGCCACGATCACGACCTAGATCGATACCTTCATCACCACCTTGTTGCGGGAATTGAGCCCCCATCTGTCTGGTTGCATCACCAAATGCAGCAGGTGGAGGAGGAGCCTGTGGAGCTGGAGCAGCAGGAGGTGGAATCGGCCCTTGAGATGCCTGACGACGAGCAATCAGGTCTTGGATACCGCCACCACCCTGAGCCTCTATCGCACCACCATCAGCGTACTTCTTGACCTTACCACCCTCCTTCTTGCCCTTGCCGATAGCGATCATCACATCGAGCTTAGGCTTGACCTTAGGCTTGAGCTTCATCGCCTTCCGACGAGCAGCAGCAGATGGCTTGCCCGGAGCAGCACTTTCATCATCACCAGCCTTACCTTTGCCGAATGCAGGAGGCAGTAGAGCCAGTCCACCACCAGCCTTCTTGACTGCCCCACCCTTCTTGTAGCCCTTGGCCTTAGCCGCAGACTTGGGAGCAGACCTCTTGATGGGAGCCGTCGACACTCCCTTTGTTTGCATATGTGCTATGCCCGACCGTGGCATCTTCTTGTAGCCTTCCATGATCTTCTCCCTATTGCGTAGATTGTTGGACGATGGTCGTCCGGACTAAGCCTGTACCTGCCGTGATGTTCAATCGCACTGCCCTCATCAATGTTGCCGTGAACCCTGCTGTCTGGCTGGCTGTAGCACCCACCATAGCAGCGGTAGGATGTGGAACCCACTGGTGATTGATGGTCAGGTCGAACGGGTCTTCGTTGGTGTACTCAACCGAGTAAGTCACAGCACCGGACAGCAAGGTCACCGAGATGTTGGTCACCTGATTCGGCACATAGATGTCCAGCGGTACGATCACAGCACCCGTTGCAGCATTCCCGACAGACACAGAGCCATTGGTCACGCCATCCACAGTGATACGAGTCACTGTCTTGTAGGAGTACCGTGTCGTGACAGGAACCGCATTCCCACCATTGATCACTTCCTTGATCTCGGAACCACTGAAGTCAGTCCCGTAGATCGTGAAGATCACACTGCTATTGTTGCCAGCCGATGAGATAGTCAGACGCACAGCAGCAGGAAGAACCACCCGGCCTTGAGTCACTTCAGGTGGTATCTGGGCTACGAACTTGGGTACGACAGACGATAGAGTGCCGTTGAGGATCATCTCCCCACCACCAGTAAATGCTTGAGCCAGTGCGACAGAGTTGATTACCGCAGCAGGTAAGCCTCCATAATTGAACTGAATTGGCCTCATGTCAGTCTCCTTATGCTTGAGGTACGCCTAGTGCTCCCAATCTCGTTGCATTCGGGCCAACAGCAATACCAGCCAGCAGGATACCCATCACCAGTCTACGTGTTCCATTTGTGGCAACACTCGGCAGGTAAGTGCCTCGGACATCGCCAGTGGTAGGAGTAGCAGTAGCAGTAGCAGCAGCCACGAAAGTACCAGCATCGGTCGCGATCACACCGTTGTAGCCTACCCGTGCAATGTATGCAGGATCGACCACACGAACAGGCAGACCGAGGATGTCGGTAGTACCCACAGCGATAGTGACTACAGTGGACGCGGGTACAGTGATGCTGGATATCTGATAGAAGGCTTTCTTCCCGAGCACAGCAGTACTAGCAACACCACTCGAGTTGATCACCTCGGACATAGGCTGACCGTAGTAGTCGAAGCCACGGATGGTCACAGGCTGGATCGTGGGAGTGCCAGCACCAGTAGTGACAGATACAGCACGTGGGACATCGAGTTGAACAGCAGGTACGCCATTCTTGACGATAGCTGTATTGCCAGCACCAGCAGTCAGGACAGCAGACGCAGTGAGGATTTGAGCAAGGGCGATGTTGTTGTTAGCAAGGACAGCGGGAACAGTGTCCCACACATAGATGCGACCAAGTGGGCCAACACCTTTATCCATAGGAGAGGGTTCACCGAGGGCAGGGTTCATTCCCATACCAGTCTCGGCAGTACCCAAGAATATGTCATCTGAGAATTGAGGCATGATAGTCTTCCTTCTTGAAAAGTTTAGATATCGAATAAGTTGTTGATTACTAGCGCATATTCATCTCTTGTATAAATTAGGGAATCGTCCCTTTATTGGTGACAGTCAGGCATAGTCATACTACACCTGAATGCCATCACGCTACTATAGACCGGGAGTACCCCACATTGCTCTCCAGTCCGTCCAACCTACATCGTATCTTTCTGTTGCCTTGTACTGCATCGAGTCAGTCTGGAAGTCACCTTCCAAGGTCTTCTCCAGCTTACGTCTCATCATCAGCTTCATGCCCTGAGGAGCGTCAGTCTGTACCCACCAAGCTGTAGGCGAGGTCAGGCGAGAGATGACTACAGCACCCTTAGGCAAGCTGCCAGTGGACTTGATCGGGTTCAGGTCGTTGTTAGCCCCACCTGTCCGGAGTACGCTGTTGATGATCACCTCGGCTTGGAACATATTGCCGGGATGAACTACCAGTTGCTGAGGAGTGATGATTACCTTCTTGCCTGTGTTGTCCTCTGCCAACCGAACCTGAATGAGCATCTGCTCGAGCGAGGTCTGGGACAGTGCAGCAGCAGTGTTGAGCTGGTTGCTGAGTACGCCACGGGAGATAGGATGCTGGGTACTGATCAAGCTCACGCCATCGCCACCGATGAAGTTCGGGTTGAAGCTGCGATTGATCACGTTAGCCGACAGTGTTTCCTTCGTGTCGATCAACGATTGAGCCAAGTGCTGGGAGAACGTGGAACCGATACGGATATGGTCGCCATCCTCAACGAGCACCTTAGTCAGAGCGAATGCCATGCCGTATGGACGGTAGACATAACGCTTGAGGAACAGCACACCACCTTGTTGGTAGGTGACCGGAGTTCCCTCAGGCATCTCAGGAGCAGATGGGAAGCCATACAATACTGGCTCTTCGTGGTAGTTACGGGGAATACCTTGCTCTTCACGGAATACCTTAGACCACTCATCCTTCCGTAGGTCATACAGTCCGTCGAAGCATTCATTCAGGATCGGCTCAACTATCGAGCGGAAGTCCATACTATTCATAGGTGCTGACATATTAGAGTCTCCTTAATCAGTTAGCTGGCTGTTAGATTGCGTTAACAGGAGCTTGGAATTGAGATTCGTTGATCTTCACACGAAGAACCGTGAAAGGATCACCCCAATTGTTATCAACACCTAACCCTTGCCCGAGCACTATGAATGTCTTCTGTACGCCTACTCCAGCGAGCACAGTACTCAATGTGGCTTGAGATAGCCCCGTTATAGCAGAACCAGCATCTGGGTTGGAGATGTCCACCTGATCACCGATAGCAGTTTGCAGCACTGGCCCATCTGCCTGACCTTCATAGATGATGTCTGGATCAGCATAGAAGAACACTTGGCAGGAACCGACTTGGTAGACGGTATTGGCAGGCCAGTAGTTGGACACACGAGTGCGTCCTGTGGTGTCTGTCCATTGAACACCGTGGAAAGTACCGACACCTGCATCTCCTACAGCAGCCTTCTCAATCGTGCCGTTGGTATTGAGCTTGACGAACTGTCCCTTGAGCAGATTGAAGGCATAGCCGGATAAGATGCCATCTCTCACCACGGTAGGCTTGATCACCCCACTTGGGTGGTAGATCGGTGTCAGTCCGAATGGCTTGTTGGTTTGCGACATATCATTCTCCTAAATTGGATTATCCAATGAAGGTAGGGGTAGGCTTCCTGTCGTCTGCCATATTCCTCATACCCTCATCAATGCTCCCGAGCTTCCTGCCATCGTTATCTTGGAATTGGACTTCTTCGATCTTCCTCCGGATACTTGCGGCATTCTCTGCTGGAGCTTCATGGTGAAATATTTGCATCGCTTCTTGGAATGAGGCCATCGGTATCTTGAAGAGGAGCATTTCATTGCAGGATATGAATCCCGCGAACTGGCCCTCCTTCAATCTCATCGAATCACTCAATCCAGATTCTTCAGGAGTCACGCGAACATACCCCAGCTTCATGCGCCGATCTATCGTGTCATAGACGTTGGTCGTTGAAAGCCAGCAGGTGTGCCATCCGGGTATTGCGGGAGGATCGGGCAGTGCTTGCTGCGTCCAGTTCTCCCTGAATAACTTCCGTAGTTCTTCTGAAGATACGTTCATTGCCTCTGGTGACTTCCGGCTCTCGTCTGCTGTTCCACGGTTCTCACGGTCTGCCCCAGTTACTGTCTTCTTGATTCTGTCATCACTTGCGCTCATGTCTGCCTCCCAGCTTTCTTGTCCATATCATAGTATCGCTTGATCATCTTGTTGCGCTTGGCAGGGTCATCCCACATCCCGGCCTCCTTCAACGCCCTGACTCTCTCTTGATTAAGCATGAAGCTGTTCGCGGAGCGACCGCTAGTTATGCTTCCATGTTCCTGTGATACGTTCATACTTCTGGGCCTTTCCCTGACCACCTCGTTGTCATTGCCGTTAGCATTGCTATAACGATGCGGTAGTGTCTTCTGTAACCGGGAATTGAACTCATCCCAGTACATTGTAGTTTTCGGATTATATCCCTCTTTTATCAGTCTCTTGTCGAGTGCCAGTGCAATCTCTGAGTCTTGGTCACCGAGCTTGGGGTCATACCACGGATTGTTGGCGATCCAGTCACGTGCCATTCGCTGCACCTCAGGGTCGTCAGCTATCGTCTTGGGCTGCTGTGGCTGGGCTGCGCGTTCCTTCAGTTCGGACAGCAACTTGACCTTGTCACGGGCATCATTCAGCACCCGAGTAGCTGCGATCATGGCATTCCCATTGCCACTGGCGGTAGCCTTCCTGATCTCATCCTCGGCGTACTCGTACCGGGTCATCTCATTGTTCAGCTCAGAGTCCAGCCGGGACAGGTCATCCTTGTGATTCTTCTGCTCGAGGGAGGTCAGACGTGCTACGAGGGTCTGGTTCTCCTGCTTGAGCTGCTCGAACCGCATGTCTTTCTCGGCACGTTGCTGGGCATGGAATACCTTCTTGGCCTTCCGCTTCTCGCGCCTGATATTGCGTATCTCGTCCGTGTCGGATGCCTGATCCTGACCACCATCGTCCGGGATATTCTGGGTAGTCGAGGCAGTGAAGCCACCACCCTCATCCTCATCGCTGACACCATCGCCCTCAGGGATATCCAGCCCATCTACGGCAACCGTGCCATCCTTGTTCTCGACGATCTGGAAGTCGTCCTCATCTGGTCTATGTTGGGTTCCCATCTATGACCTCCCATTCAAAGACATTGCGTGATAGCCTTCCAAGTCCCATAGCTGATCAAAGGCATGGTTGAATGCTACTTCCTCACCAATGTCCTGTTCGAAATTGGCTGGATCGATACATGCACTCTTGCCGATTACATTAAAGCCATTGGTCAGGGTCAGAAGGCATATGGTGACTGTTGTGCCGGGGAATCGATGGTACTCAGAAGATACTATGAGTTCCTCCAGCCGTTCGTGAGTTATCTTAGTGATCTTCATTAGTAGTACGCCTTCATCTCAAGTGGATTGCCAGTGATCGCTGCGATGATCTCGTGATCGTTCATAACCACGAAAGTAACCAGCCCATCATCGAATGGAACCTCCCACCGATCCCCACCCCACTTCGGCACTCTAAGATAGTCCCCAATCTCACACCACGATCCCTCAGGCCACGGTTCCATCGAGTCACGCTTCTTGAATGCGAGAGGCCCGATAGCGATCACCTTCCCAACCATGTTCTGGTACTTCTCTGCCTCGACATAGGAACCCGGCATGATGATCGGTGATCCCTTCTTGGTAGCCCTGATACGCTTGAGCTGAACCAGTATCCTGCCCCCCAGTGGCCTCGCTCCGGGATTCACCTCGGGGAAGGCATAGGTCATCTCCTCGTCGTAGTCTAGGGCTTCCTCTGGCGCACACTTCGGATCATCTTCAGCACACTTCACCATCTTGACCATAGGCTTGTGCTGCTTGGCTGCATCCAGTTCCAAGTCCTTCTTCTCTTCTGCTGTCTGTCTCATAGTCATCTTTCATGTAAATGCACATCTCTCAGTGCGACACATAGCAATCACGCTATCTTTGAAAGGGGAAAGGGACGCGTCCCTATTTACTCTTCATCGTCCATCAACTTCTCGAGGGCATCAGCTACTGCCTGTACCCCATGTCCGTAGCCCACCTGATACTTGTAGTCCTTGATCTTATGAGGAGTGCCATCAGTAATACACTTGTCACTCGCCTTCTTCAGGTCAGATATCTTGGCGATCAGCTTGGCTACATCGATCACTTATTGCCCTTCTTGATTGCCGGAGGAGCTGTGTTGGTCTTGCCATTCACGGGTGCTCCCATAGCCATGCGCTTATGCTGGTTGGTTAACTCCCCCTTCTGGTTGGACTCGGCCTTGTGGTTCTTGTTGTGCATTCTGCTCTCCTGTTAAGTTGGACATCTTGTCGGCTAGATCACGCTCATTAAGTTGCTGTTCGGTAATAGTATCCTGCAATTGATTCTGCAAGTCCATAACTGTCTGTTCCTGCTCCCTTTTGATCTTGGCAGCTTCAACAGTCAGATCGAGTGTCGCCATCCGTTCTTCGGTGAGGTTCTTCTCGGTCGCCATCGCAGCAGTCAGTTGGTTCTTGTCACTGGCTTCCTGCACCTGAGCCTCGAGCTTCTTCATGTCCATCAGGGTATCTGCCTTGTCCTTCTCGGCCTTGCGCTGGGTCTCAGCCATGCCAGTCTGGATATAAGCATCTGCCTGTGGATCGGGAGGAATAGCGGCCTTCTTCTGGGAGTCTGCGATCTGCGCTGCCATCTGCTGGAGCTGCTGTAGTACGGGCATGAACTGAGCGAACCCAGCCTTGGTATCGTTGGTTACCATGTGAGATGCGCTGGCGACTGCCTTGTCGATGGTGGACATATCGGTCTTCTTGGAGTACTTGGGCTTCAGCTCTCCTACCCGCTCCCCGGCGTAGTACTCGACTCGCTGGGTGTACCAGAGAACCATGTGCTGCTTCACGTGCTCGAGTACGGCAGGGATGAACGTAGGAGACAGCAGCGGGTTCGATCCGAGTACCGGGTCTAGCGCGAAGGCCATGTGTGACTCGAGGTGAGCCAGTTGATCCTGCTCCGGATAGGCTACGACCGCACGTCCCAGACACATCGCAGCATTCTCATCGCTGGCATTCATCTCGACGTTCTTGTTGTACTGGGGCATGATCTCAGAGACGTTCGGAACCTTCATCTGCTTCAGTACCCGGCTATGCACAGCACGAGCATCGTACAGCTCCGGGGCCTTCTCCATCATCTGGAGGATCGCCTGATTCTGGGCTACCCGTTGTCCTTCCGAGAATATGTGTGGATCGCTGACCGGGATGACATTGGTATCGATATCGAAGTCTGAGGGGATTACCTTCAGCTCCTCCACCATGTAATCCTGCTTCTGATCCTTGAGGTAGAACCTGTCTATCCTCTGGAGTATCCGGAGCACTCGCTTCTGGGATGCATGGAGTCCGGCATGGATCGAGCTGAATACTACCGATCCCTGTTCGATAAGTGCCTGAGCAGTTCCCACAGGCATATTGTTAGTAGCATCGGCAATCTTCTCCTCGGCAGTCGTAACCACACCCTTGGCAGCATCAGTCAGCCACCCAAGTAGCTTGTACAGTGTCTCGGATGGAGGGTTGTACGGCATAGGCATCGCTATCTTCCGGATGTCATCGATACCTGCAATGGCCTCGATCTCGACCACCTCACCGATGTCCACCTGCTTCGATTGGCCTCCTACCTTCCCACCCTTGAGCTTCAGCATGGTCATGGAGTTCTGGGCATGCGCTGTATCGAGCAGAGCCCGTAGTGATCCTGTAGCACTGGCTGCTAGACCTCCGATGAGCTGGAAGAACCCGATAGCGTATGCGCCTCTCCACGGGATGAACTTGAACTCCACGATCCAGTCGAGCTCCTCGAAGTCAGGGTCTCCATCCTCCCAGTTCCGGTAGAGCCCGAGCACCGAGTAGTCGTTGTCATCGATCATCATGGTGTAGGGAGCCATCGCGCCCTTGGTGATCGGATCATCATCCAGCTCGAGGTAGCACTCGATGTGGTAGATGCGCCTGATCCCATCATCACTATCCTGATATTCCTTGCCCTCGATCCTCCTGTTGGCTGTCTCGGACTCGGAGGCTTCAGGTTCCATCGATGAGGTCAATTGATCGGTGTCACGGTAGATGCCCTGCTCCACACGCTGTCTGAATTCGAAGTCGGAGATGTCCTGTACCTCAGTTACCCGTGGAGCCGTATAGAAACTGGATGCAGTGAATGGGAGGTAGATGCGATCTATCGGGATGAACTGAGCACGAGGTCTGCGCTTCTTGGCATCCCACCATAGCTTGAGGAATTGACTGCCACCGAGTGGTAGCTGGGTCAGTAGCTGCTGTAGTTCATCACGGAACTCCACGATCTGCTCAGTGAGCTGCCAGTTCATGTAGTCCCGCTTGCGTTCTGCGATCTCAGTCTTCTCCTCGGACGCTTCCCCTATGGTCGTGGTACGCACAGGCCCATCTGCCGGGAACAGCTCCTTCATGGCACGAGCTGCAAAGTCAACAGAGGCTTCAGCGAGTACTGGGTGAGCCACCTTGGATGCACCATCGAAGTCAGCACCACCCGGAGCCTCCTCACCCATCCCGGTACGCTTCATGCCCTCGGCATACTGCTCATCACGCTTCTCACGGGCCTTCTTGTCAGCGTCAATGTTGTACATGAACCGGATCGCCAGCTTGGAGGTCTCGGACTCGCTCATCACCAAGGCTAAGTTCTCGTAGAAGCCACCCTGCGCCTGTCCCTCAAGCTCATCCATCGTGACCATAGCGGAGCCATCAGGCATCTCGACGACATCAGGATCGATCTCATCCTCCATGAATTGATCCATGTCGAACTCTGCCGGGAGCTCCTCTTCGTCCAGTACTGCGTCTTGCTGATAGGGGAAGTTGTCCATTTATCGTCCTGTAGTCTTGCTCTTCATTAAAGATAGCTTCATCTCCTTGATGCTTGGCTCCTTGACCTGCCCACCCTTCTTGTAGCCCAGCCTCTGGAGCCAGTTCAGGTAATCCTCGGAGATGAACTGATTAGGGTCGGTAGTCCGGTAGTCGATCCCCTGAATGCCCCTGCCATGCTTCTGCTCAAGTCCATGCGTCCACTCGGGAACCATCACCTCAGCAGGTGTAGTCCGGTAGATCATCCCTGAGTCATCACCCTCCAGCAGGTATGGGTAGGCTGGATGAGCACCCTTGGTCATCACTGGCTTATGTACGACATTCCCGGTCAGCGTGAATAGAGTATCTCCAGCATGCTCCTGTGGCACTTGCCGTAGCGATGGTTCAGTGAGGTCATGCAGCATCTTGTCGACATCGAATATCTGGGCCTTCTTGCCACCCACCCCCTCACCTCTGATGACATTGGCGAACTCCCTGCGCTTGTCGTAGGTATTGAGCAAGTCACGGTAACCCGGCTTACTGATATCGATACCTTCAGGGAACATCAGCTTGTCCGAGTCCTTGACTACAGACAGTGGCTGGCCCTTGAGAGACATGACATTCAGCCTCTGGTTATAGGCATTCAGCAGTTCCTTGGGTAGCTTGCCCTCCTCACGTGCCTTCTCGAAAGCCTTGTGTAGCTGATTGAAGGCACTGAGATTGGATGCGTGTTGGTGCTCACTGCCGATGTATGGAGTCCAGACAGTTGGCTCTGACTGATTGAGCTTGGTCATCCGATTAGCCGTTTGTTCATTCCCGACTGCCCATGCCGACCTGCGCTTCTTGTACTCTGGGCTTTGTTGCTGGAGATACGAGTGCCGAGGCCCACCTTGATGCTCCCCGGCAGCGATCATCCGATCAGCCTGAGTGAGCCTGAGTCGCTTGCCCTCGAACTTACCCAGTGCCTCAGATGCTGGGAGTGCTTCCGGATGTCGTTGCTTCGATGCTTCTGCCAATCGTTCAAGTCTGGCTTCACGAGGCTCTGACTTCCTGTATCGCTCGAATGCTGCCTTGGATGGATAGCCGAAGAGAGGATCGTATGCGCTCTCTGCTACTCTCTTGGTAGCACCAACCAGCCCATGCCCACCCAGCTCCCCGAGCATCCCTTCTGCTGGTAGCTCACTCCATCTCTTGGCCTCACCAGCTATCGTGCCGAGAGGATCAGCCACACGCTTCTTCACGTCCTGCACGTACTCCGACTGACCGATCTTGGCATTCAGCTCATCCATAGCTTGCTGGATCACGCTTGGGGAATTCTGGATGCCACCGGGACGTTCAGCTCCTGCCAGCCCAGCCTCTAGTAGCGATGGCCTCTCCTCAGGTACGACGAGCCCACCATCAGCCATATTAGGGACGCGTCCCCCTTCTGCCATGTCCTCCCCCAAGTCCAATAGTTTCATCAGCTTGTCGCGCAAGTCACCTCGCTCTTGTTCATTGATGAAGGCTGGAACCTTGTGACCGTGCTTCTCCAGCAGGGCCTTACCTTCGGGTGATATCTTGTCACTGGAGGGGAACAGGTCAGCATTGTTGTAGTCCCGTACCTCATGGAAGTTACCCGACCTGATGTAGTCCTGCATCATCGGGATGATCTCTTCACGGTACTTGGGATTCTTGTCAGTCCACTCATTGACTCGCGCACTTGTCCACTCATTGTTGAATGGCTTGATCTGCGTCAACTTGGTCTTGTTGAGGTTCTTAGGCCCATCCCACATCTCCTCAGAGTGAGCTTGGATGTGAGGTCTGCCTGTTGGATCAAGTAATGCCCTCAGTGTATTCCCACCCTCCTTCGAGCCATACCCTTCAGCCTCGGTATCTTTCATCGTACACCAGCCACCAGAGCAACCGATCTCCTTGACGGTCTTCAGTCCTTCAGGAGTGCCAGTGTCCGGCAAGTCCACCCACCTCCATCCACCCTCGTATTCCTTGTGCAGCGGGAAGTTCCGGTACTGAGCAAACTTCTCGGTATCACCAAGCTCCTTGGCCTTCGCTGCCTCTATTCGGGCATCATGCATCCTGCGAACAGCTTGCTCCATAGTCAGGGCATTAAGGTTCTCTGGCCTGAGGTTACCTTGCTCCATCTCCCGCCGCAGGAATCCCCTCATCTGGGTCATGCCGAGCTTGTTCATCATCGCAAGATCGGATGATACGTGTGGGAGATCATGCACTATCTCATCTGGCGGTAATTTCGAGAGCCACGGATCAGAATATGCTGGTAGACCTTCGTAATATTTGGCTGGTTGCGATGTAATCATGCTGTCAGCAAGGTCTTCCCACTTCTTGGCGTGCTCAGACTGTCCCATAGGCTCAGGGAATCCAGCAGCCTGTCTTGTCTCCTGTACCTGCTTCTGAATGTGTGGTAACCGTGGGTAGATGACAGGATTGTGCGTGATGCCACTCTCAGCCAGCTTACGGATGGGGTCTTCAGGTGTCGCCATCTCGTTCTTCAGGTACTTGGTCATCGGGCCTTTGATCCACTTGCTCAGAGCCTGATTGTGTGCAGCATTCGGGTATTGCTGATCTCCCAGCAGAATGTTCATATGAGCTGGCATATTCTTATCTAACCATTGACTACCCTTCTTCCTGATCACCCCAGCCATCGCCCCACCGGGATTGACCAAGTCCAGAGCTGACTCAATAGGCTTGCGCTGCACGTCACGACCGTACTGACTGATGTTCTCGATACCAGTCTTGCCCATCCTTCGAGCCTGTAGCTCAATATACGCGGGGATGTCTCTACGCTTCAAGGCCATCTCAGCCTGAACTTCTAGGGGTGATTCTTCGATGCTGGATCGGTCAGCACCAGCCAGTGCAGACTCGAGGAGGGATGGTCGTGGATCGTTACTGAAGGGATTGTCGGAGGCCATGCGGGATGCTCCATTCTGAGTTCCCGTAATAATACTCTGCTATTCAGTGTTTTGCATCGCGTACCGTAATAGATGGAATGCATCTGCCTCATTATCCGAAGTAATGCTTGGGTTGTGCTGCTGTGCTGCGCGGATCATCATTGGCTTGTCGGCATGCCCATTGCTGGTGGCGAACTTCTTGATGGTGGTCACGCCTATCCCAGTAGGGACGATTCCCCTTATGCATGCTTCAAGCTCGGTAGTGGTCTCGAATGAGCCGTAGACGTGTGCTGCCCGACTCCCGGCATGACTCACCACCTCCTCGTAGTACAGGTGCGTGATCTTGAACTTGTCGAGCATCTCAGCCAGCCAGAAGGCATAGTGCATGAACGAGTAGCAGCGATGGACACCACGGGCCACGTCGAAGTTCTCATGGCCTGACATGATCCCCTCATGGTTGAAGATCGCCCAGCCTGTATTGAGGCCAAGGTCTAGCGCGATGATAGCCTTCTTCCTGTGGATCATACGGCGTAGGGATTGACTCGAGGCTTGTACTCGTCGACGTACTCTTCGTCAGGATCATAGGGCCTTGGGTTCAGCTCGATCCAGCCATTGTCCGAGAGGAACCGGATCGCCATCGATGCACTGTCCACGTAGTCATCCCGAGTGCAGTCAGGGAATGAGCACAGTTGACTGAGGAATCCCTCTGCCCAGCTCTTCACGTAGCCTCGCTTGTTGGCACTCTCAGGTAGCCAGACACGTCCGGTGATGAATACGGAGGCAGCTATCTGGAGCCTCTGCATCTTGTCAGCTCGTCCGGGGTTCCAGCCTCTGACCGGGAGGTAAGCCTTCTGAAGTTCCTGTATGAGCGATATCCCAGCGGCCTTGTCCTCGACCAGTATGATGTCCGGTCGCTTGGCTGTCGTGCCTGAGCCGTAGAGCACACCGAATTCCTCGATTACCTTGGGCTTCAGGTTGGGGAAAGTGAGGTGCTCCTCCCAGCAGTCTATGAGCATGATCGACGTTGGGCCATCCAGTGGCTTGAACACTCCCCACGTGGTCATCGCCGTAGGATCATTGTAGAGCTTCTCGGTAAAGGCACAGTCGTAGGCTTGGACGATGTACTCGAACTCGGGGAATTCCCTGTCGTGAGGCCATAGCCGGAACATGCTGCGACTGACGACCTTGCCCTCCTCCAGATCGATGATCTCGCCCAAGACCTCCTGATTGTAGAGCTGAGTACCCTTGTACCGCTCGAGCTGCTTGGAGAATGTGGGGGACAGGTTCTCTATGTTGGCGTAGGAAGTAGCCCGATCTATGATGACATCATCACCCTCACGATCCACCAGCTCCACGATCAAGTCCTTGTTCCGTGGTGTAGTGGTTACGATCACCCGAGGAGATGGCCCAAGACGGAGCCCCATGTTCATCATGTCCCAAGCCTGACCTTCATCGAGATAGTTGAATGCAGCCAGCTCATCAGCCCAGCAGCCATGCCACTGTGGGCCACGGAGCCGCTCGTAGGAGTCGCCTGAGATACCTCGGATGGAGCTGCCGTTCATCAATATGATCTGGTGATCCTGCTTGTTGTATGACTCGATGAGTTCAGGTGGGATGACAGCGATCAGGCCAGACTCGCCCTCGAAGCAGGTGTGCTTGATGTCATTAGATGTCGGAGCCAGCACGAGATACCGCCAGTTGGGATTCTTCCAGCACCACCACCATACGGCCTCGACAGCACTACGGGTCTTGCCGGAGCCACGTCCTGCCAGCAGCATCCAGATGAGCCAGTCCTGCTCGAGAGGTGGAGGTATCTGGTAGCCATGAGCCTCCATGAGCCATTCGGTATGTGCGATGAGAGCGATCCTGTCCAGCTCATCGAAGCTGCTCCACGTCTGTTCCGTTACCAGTTCTGCCAGCATTCGTCTTAGTAATCAAGTCGGAATGCCGCATAGTACAATCAATCAGCTTACTTGTGTCTGGACACGCACTGGTTACACCTACGATAGGATCGCTCGATGTCGTAGTCAGTCATGGCCTTGGTCTCCTTGCACGTGATGCACTTCTTGACGTTGTGCTTCGCGTACTTCTCGGTCTTGATGCGCTCGACACACACCATACATCTGCGTGATCCGAACTCGAACCGATAGTCAGGCAGTATCTTGGTGCAGGTCAAGCACTTCCGGACAGGCTTCTTGGTGGGATGTGGTGTGTGCTCCCTGCTGGACGGTATGCGCCTATCCTGTATGTCTATCCCTGCCGTGTAGAGCTGATCCTGCCACTCTCCATTCTTGAACGTCCGAGCGAAGCACACCCGCTTGTCGGTCATCAGCTTGAGCACTATCTCAGTCAAGACACTGGAGGTAAGGCCAGCGTCTCTGTGAGTCTCAAGTACAGCAGCCATCGACATCGGGTGAGAGGAACTAGTCCCTACCAGTGTCGCGCATATCAGGTCATTCCACTTCTCTATCTGCATCTAAGTACATGAATTAGAACGGTATGTCATCGTCGAAGTTGTCGAAGTTCTGTACTGGCTTAGGTGGAGGTGTTGCCTTAGGTGGTGCTGCTCCGGCTTCATCCTCCTTTTTCTTGCCACTGGACAGGAACTTCATGTCGTTCACTATGATCTCGGTAGTATACCGCTCCACCCCTTCCTTCTCGTACTTCCGTGTAGCCAGCTTGCCCTCAACGTATATCTGTGAACCCTTGACGAGATACTTAGCTGCCAAGTCTGCAAGCTGCCGGAAGAAGATCAGGTTGTGAAACTCAGCCTTCTCCTGCTTCTCCCCGCTCTTGTCCGTCCACTTTTCGCTAGTCGCCAGTGATGCATTGGCTACCGAGTCACCATTCTTCAGGCTCCTTAGGTCTACATCTCTGGTTAGCCGCCCTACTAGTATGACCTTGTTAACACTCATAATATTCACCTACCTTGTTAAATGTTGTAGTGGTCACCTGTTACTTAGCGAATGGATTCCCGAAGAAGAATGGGAGCTTCAGTGCATCGTTCACCTTGGCGATCATTGTCTTGGTAGCGGCCTCGAGCACCTTGTCCAGCCTGATCAGCTCGTAGTGGAATGTGAGCTTGCCATCCCTCTGGCGGTAGCGTAGCCGAGCATCAACTTGGTAAGGATCGCCACCCCAGAAGACAGGTATCCCGATAGTGAATCGCTCGAACATCTGCATCTTGGAGATCGTCTGGGCATCCTCGCTATCAACGAACTGCATGTTCACTGTACCGCTCTGGAGCCGGATCGCTGACTTGAACCGCTTCTCCTGATTGGCTTCGAAGTCCAGTGCCATCTCAAGCATCTGACCACCACTTGGGCTCTCACCCACCTTCACGATGTCCTTGAGGTTATCCTCGACGAATGTAGCGAACTCAGCCTGTGTGAATGAGGTCTTGTTCTTCTCCTTCCACCTGAACCACTCGGTAGAGAATGCTGGTGAGAATATGGCTAGGTGGTCTCTCCATGCTGGCGCATCTGCACTAGCACCGTGGTCATTCAGGATAGCTGTGAAGCTGACCTTCCCGTTGAAGTAGTCGGCATTGCACCAGATTGATGTGTCCTTGGCTATGTTATGTCGCTTGACGTAGTTGATGAAGCTATCCACGTCCAGCAGTCCTACAGTCCCCATCTTCCGGCGCGGGGTTGCATGATACTTCTCATCGTCGTAATCCTTGATTGTCCAGCCTTCAGGTGTGGCTATGCGAGACACGTGCTCACTGTGCGTCTCGATCCGTGTTGGCTGCTTCATCTCCTTAGCCAGTGTCTGCGCTAGGTTCTGTCCATCTACGTCTGGTATTCCCATGAATCGCTCCTAAGTATGTTGTTGGTATTACGACTGGATGCTTCTCAGCACGGTAGATGCTGGCTCAATCTGTTGCAGGTCTAGCTTCATCTGGCTCGGGTCATCAGCTACCAGATTGCCCTCGGGTGTAGCGAATAGCAGTACCTCATGTGGCAGGTCTGCTGGCTTGGTGAGCATGGTCTTCCCGGTAACATGCATCGCACCTCCACGAGTAGCCTTCTTGACCGAGATTGTCAGTGTCACCTTGCCCGATCCACCTCGCTCCGAGATCGCTGTCACGAGCTCATTCAGTTGATCGCTTGCTTCATCTAGGAACTCACCACCAGATATGACTCGTATTGTGTCTGTAATAGGTCTGATCATCATGCTCTCCTTGGTAAGTGGGGACGATTCCCCGTAATGTAAGTGACCGTCTGTCCGATCTGCCTTCGCTCTCCAATTTTCGGAACCTTCTTGCGATTGCGAAGGTGAAAGGTTAGGTCGCTGGGATTTCTACTTTACGCCCTGATCCCATTGACCTCGCGCTATGCCAACAAGATTGGATTCAGCGTTGGCTATTCACGAATATGCAAAACTCAGGACAACCTCTGTGCCGTCGACACGGCAGGAAGAAAAGGGACGAGTCCCTAATTACCGCTCCCTGTACCACTTGGTCATTACCGATACCTCATGCAGGAAC